GGCCGCTGTTCAGACGCCGTTGCCAAAACACTTTTCGTGGCGCGCAGATTCCAATGTGGATCTGCATCCGCCCCCGAATCAAGCAGCGTGTGGAAGTTGCTGGGCGATGTCGAGCACCACGGCCCTGAGTGACCGGTTTGCCATCAAGTACGGTATCAAAAACCCTTTGCTGTCCACTACTAACACGCTCAGTTGCGCGGCGCCAATAGATTACAAGGTCGAATGCAACACTGGAGGTCTGCCCTTTGATGCGGGCAAGTTATTTGAAGCCGACGGTATCAAAACGAGCCGGTGTTGGCCGTACTCCATCGTCGCGCGGCACAACGAGTCCGTTCCGTGTGTGCAGCGGTTAGGTCCGGGATGCTGTGTGAATTGTTGCATGCCTGAAGGCGGTGATTCAAAGAACTTGTCACATAATGCAGTCTTCAAAGCACTTCGAGGGAGCACCCAGAATTTGTACGCAAAGGACTACGACGCGCAGGCTACGACCGCATTGATCCAACACGACATCCTGAACTTTGGCCCCGTGGTGGCTACTTTCTGGGTATATTCGGACTTCCAGAACTGGTGGGCCCAAGGTGCGCCGGGCATTTACTTCCCCAACAGTTCGTCGGGTCGCTCGGGCGGTCACGCTGTCGTTCTCACGGGCTGGGGCGAAGAAATGGTTGAGGGCAAACGCGTGCGCTATTGGGAAATGCGGAATTCTTGGGGCATGACGGGACTTGATGGTACTGGGTACTGCAAAATGGCGTTTTCGCTTGACATTCCTGACAAAATGAATTGGACCGGGTTGGACGTGCCCGTGCGCCACGTGGTGTCTGATCCGTATTTTGGCGGAGTAACGCGGTTTGAAGCGGGTCCGTTGCCAGATTTTAAATTTGAAAAATTCGGTAAACCCCCGGTGAGACCTCCTGTAAAACCTCCGGTAAAACCCCCAGTAAACCCCCCGTCACCCGGGCCGGTAACCACAAACCCCATCACGGAGGATTGGATGGCACTCGGGGTGAGCGCCGGCATTCTCGGGGGCGTATTTCTTTTGACCCTGCTCATTTCCTGGTTTATGAAACCTTCCAAGCGGTCGTCTTCCAGATCCTCCAGGTCCTCCAGGTCTTTCAGGTCTTCCAGCTCCTCCAGGTCCTCCAGGTCCTCCAGGTCGGGTAGCACGAGGAGTGGTCGATCGTCCCGAGCGTAAAGATCACCTTATTGCTCTGCGTCGTCTTTTTTTCTGAGCCCGCGCTCTTCTTTTCTTGAGTCTGGGTTTGGCATTGGGCTTGGGCTTGGGCTTAGGTTTAGGTTTGGACTTGGGCTTTGGTCTCTGCCCTGGATCGCTAAGAATAATTACATCGTCTGGGAGTGGGTAGCCGAGTGTCCGTTCGATATCCCAGTTGCATTTTTTATAGATGAATCCCAGCGCCGGGGGCGGGATGGGTTGCATCTGGTCTTCTGCGACCCAGGGTCCACTGATGATGAGGTGGTCAGATTTTTGCTTTAGGTGAAATTCGTTTTGTAGGCTCTGGAGCATTTGCCGCGGATTCCTGAGCAGGTCTTCCATTTTGACGAGTTTGTAATTGGCGACCTGTGCGGGAAGTTCATTGATTAAGTATTTTAGCTTGGTGTAGCGAAGTTCGAAAATGTTCTTGTATCTCCGATTCTGTTTCAAGTGGCGGTCGGTCTTTACTTCTTGGCCCAAGTGTGAGCTCGCCCATTCCGAGGCCAGAAACGTGTCCCAGCGCGTTTTTATTTTTTCCGAGACGAACTCGGGGTTGTGGTAAAACTCGCGCAGCCAAGCCAACGGTTCGCGCACCACGCCCAAAAACAAAACGTGCTCGGATTTTCTGCATTCAGAAAACCCAAAAAAATACTTAAATCCATAGTCCCACGTCAACTCGATGTCAAAATTAGTTTTTATCAAATGTTGCAAATACGAAACTCCGGAGCCCCGTTCGCCGAAGATTGTAAAGTGGGATACCGGCATGTTATGCGTTTATTATTCCCGATCTTTTTTCGACCCGCCATTTGTAAAAATGAACCCGAGCAACGGACGTCCCGATTGCAAAACCAGATTTCACCCGATGCTGGACGTGTTCGCCGCCCCTCCACTTCCGGCCAGTGATGCGAAGCAAGGCGGTGACGATCCCGAGGAGAACAGTGGTAGCGGAAGCACCAGGTTACTGATGTCTTTCTTGCAACCACCGCAAGACGTGTTACATGCGGAATACAAAAAAAAATTTCACCAGCTGCTGAATTTGCTGGAAGAATTGAGTGCGAAATACCCGCGTCCACACACTGACGACGTAGGTGAGATACTAACCTTCTACTTCCATCACGCCCAAGACCCATTTGAGAAGGCCAATATTCAATATTTGCAAGGAAGCTGGAGGGAGATCTTGATTTACCGCAACTTCAAGGGTGGCGAGTATGCCAAAGCTTATCGCCACCATCACCGCTTGTAGTATTTATTTTGTTTTGTGACAACAAAAAAAAATAAAAAAAACACCAGACACACACACACACATAATGTCTGCTTGTGATACCGCCCCGTATACCTGCACCCTGTACCGGCAACCCGGCATGTATTTTTCACGCCTGAACCCTGACGAGCGGTATCGCGGATCGTACCTTTTTGCAATGGACCCGTTTTATTCGCCGCTCAATTGGCAGACCCAAGAATGCCTTGCGGATCGCCGTCCCGGAAATTCCTTGAACAATCCCCTGGGTCCCATAAAACCCTTGCAAGACTATTCCGCAGCTTATCTAGTCCGCCAATTGGCTCGGACCCGGTCGTCTGGGTCTTACTAACGACCATACATCCGTGCTCTTAGCGCAACGTTAATCGGTACCGGCACTGAGAAATTGCATTACAAAACTCATCGACAATATTTTCCAGAGCCGAATTGGCAAGCCGCGTTTTGACTTTATTGTAGTAGGTGGCGTGCGAGCCCAGGTATTTTTCAATATCGGCAACGTCCGTGCTTCGCAGGTGAACTGCGGTGTTCAAGCGCAGGAGTGGAAAACCAGCGCGTTGAAATCCCCCCGCGTACGTTTCCACAAACTGATCCAACTGCGTTTGGATGATCCCAAACAGTTGGTCTAAGGCCATGTGCACGGAATGAGATGACGTGCTCCAATGTAGGGATTTAATGGAATTCAAAAAACCCAAAGTTTGTGCAACGAATTTTTGAATGAAGACCATTCTTGTTTTTTTGTTGTCTTTGGTTGAATTAAAATTTTTTTTTATTCACGAGCTCGAAGCAATTTGGAGTTGATCCGAAATTTCTTTGGACATGGTGTTGATATTTTCCAAAAGAAGTTTGTCATAGGCCACGTCCCGGACGAAGTCGTTCATTTGACCCTTGACGCGTTCAACGGAGGTACTAAGTGAAGCGATGAGTTCTTCTGGCGAGTACTGACTTTTCCCCCACATGGAACGCGGCGCGAAGACCGGGTTGTAAATTTGCACTTTAACGGGCCATCCCTGGTCGGGGTAGAAGGGCACCCCGTCGTGCTTGCAGTTGCGGATGCCTCGTGCGACCGCCTGGACGAGGTCTGCGCGGGACGAGATGTAGCCGACGATGTGGATGTAGCCGACGTGTGCCAAGCTGAGGCCTTCTTTGAACTTGCCGTTGACCAAGCACAGGTACACGTCGCGACCGTCGATGTTGTCTGGGGCGTTGAAAATATCGCGCAATTGCTCGACTTTTCGACTGGTGGCTCGGTCTGTTTTGCTCCAGTCGTTGTTTAAAACGATCATGTTTTTGTAAGGATTCTGGTCTCGCTTTTCCGGCCCGTCGATGATGAGTTTGCCGCTCGGCGACGTGCGATTGATGGCCCGGTAACCGGCTTTTTTCAACCAAGCGGCGATGAGGTCCACGCCATACAAGTCGGTGGCTTTACTGCCCGCCAAATCGGTGAAAATAAATTGCTTAACGTACAGGAGCGGTTTATCGGGCGGTGGTTCGTGGCGGTAGTACTCTTGCAAGATAATTTTGCTTTCTCCTTTGTCGCTGCGGACATTTTGCACGAGCCGCGCGAGGACGGCGCTGTTGTCCACCAAGTCGGCGACGGTGTTCATGCGCGGGGCTCGGAGTGTATCGCGGAAGGTTTTCATTTTCGGGGACTTGTCTTTTCTCGGCCAATTGTAATTTTTCGCCACACACTCTTTCAATTTATCCAAATTTTTTACCTTTGGGGCTGCTGCTGGACTTGAAGTCGTCTTTTCGGCGAGCCAATCAAGCACATCTTCTTCGGGCGCGTCCTCGAATAATAAAACCCCAGGCGCTGCTGGCTTGGTTTTCCGGAGGCGTTTGGTTTTTTTGGCTTGTTGCTTTTTTTCCCGGAAGTCCCACTGGCCGTTGGTGCGGTTGTAACGCAGGCCGGCGTATTCCCGAAAGCAGTCTGCGACGCCTTCGGCTTGGAAATTCGTGAGGTTGACGTTGACCCAAGAAATGACGGGCCGCGCGAAGCGGTTTCCGTCTCCGGAGAAATCAAAGTAAGAAATGCGGCCCATACCGAGACGCTGTAATTTCGCGCGCGTGTGATCTTTCAAGTTCCCATTGCGGTCCACGTAGTCGCGGAGGAAATTCTTTTCCATCGTCGTCTTAACTTGCTCCCAGGCGCTGGCTTCTCCTGGTGCTCTTCCGGTTGCGGATTTCCGGGGCACCCTGTAGTTACGAGGCAACAATCTGAGTTCGTCGGCTTCTTCCTCCGTGCCTAGTAAGGACAGCAAGTTGATCACGTCAATGGGCGAGTCCGCTACGGGCGTGGCGCTGAGTAGCACGAGTCTGGCGGCTTGCTCTCGCGACCGTTTTCTGGAATTCCAGACGAGTTTTTGCATGGCTAAGAAATCTCCCTGTTCGCTCGGGTTGAGGTCGGTGGACCGCGCCACGAGCTTGTGCGCTTCGTCGATGATGACCACGCAGTTGGCAATGGGGTCCCCTGGCACGGCAGCTTTGTGCGGATTTGATCGCAAAAATGTTAATCTTGCCTGGGAAGCCGCAACACTTTTCCCGCTCGCGCGTTCGGCGAGGCGGCTAAACTGGTTATAGGTCATAACGCACTGTTCTTCGGAGAAATGCACGCCCATGTTTTTCAATACTTTGATCCCTTCATTGATTAAATTCGCCCCCTGAGGCAGGGTTTCCTGGAGCCGTTTTGCGTCGTGGAACTTCAGGTACTGCTGCAAGTTAAAATCACACCCGTTTTTGAAGGCTTCTTTCATGTAGATCGCCTTGAGCGTTGACTTGGTGACGATGATGGGGGTGTAGCCCTGGCGGGCGAAGATGGACGCGATCAACAGTGCGGTGCAGGTTTTGCCAGACCCCGCGGAATGTGCGAGTAACACGTTGAGGTTCGGATTGTAGGGCTGCATGTAGTGGTAGGAAAGTTTTTGCACATTATTGATCGTGTTCTTGGTTTTGCAATCTCCGCCTGGCTTCCACCGAAAAGATGGCCACTTAAACAGGGCAAATCGGTCAGCGACGTATCTTTGGACTTCTCGGTAATTTGCAAAGTTGTTGAGATCCACGGGGGGCGGGGGTTTTAACTCGAAGATTTCGACACAGGGCCGGTCCGCGATTCTCGGGCCAGTTGCCAAACTCGCGCACTCGGACGTCCGGGTTTGTTTCGCCTCCCCCTTGGCGAATTGCAAGTCCGTTTGCAAATTAACGAGGAGATCCTCAATGGTGTGCACGGTTTCTCTCAATTCCGCGAATTTGTCTTCCACGACAGCCGCGTCCTCGTCGTACTGCTCCAATTTTCCAATCGCTCGATCCGCAGCGTCGCCGATATTTTCCAGGTGGTCTTTGGCCCGTTGGAATTTTTTCACCGCCGCGGCCGTGCGTTTATTCAGCTGATTAAAGCGTTGGGCAAATTTGGTCCGTTCCTCTGGTTCCAGGTTCGCAAACGTGCCGAGTTGGTCTAAAGTCGTTGCTTCCGTTTTTGTTCCAAACTCGGAGAAAATGGCCTGTTGAACTTGGGCTGTTTTGCGTTCGAAGTCGGTCATTTGTTGAATTTGTTTTTGAGCCGCTGCGTTGGCTTCTTCTCCACGTGCATGCATCTCCGCGTCGTAGCGGCGCAAGGCAGCCTCTAGGTCTTCTTTTTGCTCTTTCAGCCCCCGAGCGCGTTGTCGCGACATGGCGATGAGGCGGGCTAATTCGGTTTTCAATAGCTTTTCCCTTTCCCCATATTGACCACGGGCCCGGATATCCTGGAGCCGGGAGTGGTAATTTTCGAGAGATTTCTTGATGACTGAAAAGCCGACCTGTAGCGTGGGAAGGTCACGGAATTTAGATTTTAGCTCAGCGTGCAACGCAGGTGGGAATTCGCGAAACACGGGTATCGGTTCCTCCAACACCGAGTCCAAATACGCATCAAACTGATTAAGAATCCTATTCCACTTCTCACTTAATTGGTTCAAACGCTTTGTGGTTGCCGAACTCATGGCGTTGGTATTTTTTTTTGTTTTTTTTTCGCGGGGGTTTATTTTACACAAAAAGTTTTTTTTTAATCGCTGGGTTGGGTGTGGTCTGTGTGTAACGCTTACTATTTAAAACGATTGCCGTGGCCCAGTGATCCAGTGGTGGACCAAGGTTGGAAAGGACATGGGACTGCTGGTGATAAGGTCTATGGTTTGAATAATCTTCAGCAACAGCGTGTGTTTTAAAGCAACTGCCTGGTAATTGTGTCTGATAATCGGCACTAATTGGTGCTTGCGGCGGAGCAGGGTGGACATGATTTTGTGTTTTATTTGTTTGTCTGACATCTCTGCCGTCACTGACAAACTACTGCGCAGCGGACATTCGCGCGGCGCGGGTCCCAGAATACTGCAGCCGGCACCTGCAGTTTCCCAATATTTCAGGACCGTATAGTGGTACTTAGAAGGACTGCACAAACTCAACCAGGCCCCTTGCAATGTGTCAAATAATTTTTTTTTGCTGATACTTGATGCTGAATGGCGGGACGTGCCTTTGTCCTTGTGAAATACGATCCGGATCCTGGATTTTTTCTGCCTTTGCAATTTTTTCAAGACTTTTGCAATGCGATATCTGAGTGGATAAAATTTCGGGTTCAGGTTGCCGTACACAAATACCCCGATGCGTTTCGGGTTTGTTAGGCGCTTTGCCCATTTAGCGTTCAAAAGTTCCTGCGAAGGGGGCGGAATAAACTGTTCCGGGACTCCAAAAGAAACCTGGTTGACCAACGTCTGGTCAGCGTCCAACCGCGTGACCAGGAACTGAGTTTCCGGATTCGCGAGGTTCTTGACGATGAGCCGCCGAACCCGAAGCGCCTTGGTTGTTCGGAGGAGCGCGAGTCTACCGCCGGGGAACGACTGATCGTGCAGGTCGTGGCAGTCGAGGGTTAGTGTTTTCGCGCTTCTCAGCAGCTCCAACATCGTCGCGTTGTTCATGTATTTTCGGAGCACGGTTGCTTCGAGAATAACGTGATCGTATTGAGCCAGCGTTGAAGGCCATTTCATCTCAAGATTGACGACGTCTGCGAATAACGCCCAGCGCTTGATCTCTTCCTCCTTGATGTAGTGTTGCCGATTCTTCCAAAACGTCGGGAGCCATACGTAGGCCAAGGTAGTCGGTGGAAGCCGGTGCCGAGGTTTCGCCTTTGGCTGTGGTGGACCTGCGCTTAATAGACGTGCGATGTTCCCATAGCCACATGTCCTTTCCACGTCCCAGTCGGTTTGCTGCCGAATGCGAGTTAGTTGCCAAGGCGTGAATGAGCTGAGATCTTGGTGGACAAAAATTTGGGAGGACTGAGCTGGCGGAGTGGTCTCGCGAGTTAGATTATTTTTGTTTGGCACTTGGAACGTGGCACAAATCGTTGTTATTGTTGTGGATAATTGGGTAACCAAATCTTCATACCGGATGAACACATGTGGGACGTGAGGAGATTGGCGCAACACTTCACGCCAGAACCGCAATTTGTTACGTCGCATTTCGAAAATATCACGATAAAAATTTCCGTAGGGGAAATTGCAATCTTGAACAACGCGATGGTTGATTTTGCCAGCAACATGAGACCACCATGGCGTAGTGCTCAGGCAAGCCGTGAGTCCATTTCTGGCCAGATGGTCCACGTTGTTACATGTTTGTCCAAAGTGTTTTAACCAGTCCAAAATATTACGCGTTATCACAACAATGCCCAGTTGTTTTGCTTGTTGTATTCCTTGAAAATGCGGCCAATGTTGGGACCCTAATTGGCATTTTTCCACTACGGCTATCGCCGGTCCCAAAGCGGCTTGCAACTGTTGACGCAAGTAAGTTATCCCCGAACACCTTTCTCCAACCACGAAAACAGTGGACAATGTTTGCATGAAGCCAGATGCGATGGGGGTTTTTTTGTGTTAAACGTGACATTTTTAAAATGCTTCGACTTACTAGGCCAATCGGCGCACGAAACAGCGAGTGCCAGCGGCAATTAAATCACACGTCGATGCCCCTGTCGTGGAAACGACCCACATGCGGATATTAGTTCCAGCCGTAAACGTCGCGACGTACGTAATGTGGCCCGTCGCCAGCCCCGCATTCGTTGTGCGGTGATAAGTGTAACAATCGGAGTTCGTCAGCGGCGTCGGTGTGGCGTCGGTGCTTAAAACAGTGCGCATAACCTCCCGGGTTCCGGAATCATTGTCGTAAGTAACGTCGAAGTCGACCTCGTAATCCCCTGTGGTATTGATCAAGATACGCGTCGCTGCTAACGCGATGTCGGTGCCTGACGAAGTCGCCAAGGTCCCCCAAACGGTTTCTTGAAACGTGGTGCCGATGTTGACAGGGCCGCTTGCGTCGTAAAAGAAACCAAAGTCGGTGAATCCTCCGGTGGGGCCCGTGGGACCCGTGGCACCAGTGGGACCGGTGGTCCCCGTGACTCCCGTCACTCCCGTCACTCCCGTGGACCCGGTTGGTCCGGTCGCTCCAGTGGTGCCAGTTACCCCGGTCGGTCCAGTCGTTCCCGTGGCTCCTGTTGCACCAGTTGCTCCCGTAGTTCCCGTTGCGCTGGTTTCTCCCGTGGCTCCTGTTGTTCCCGTAGCTCCAGTAACTCCTGTCGTTCCAGTTGTTCCTGTTATTCCAGTGGCTCCTGTTGCACCAGTTGCGCCGGTTGCTCCCGTGGCTCCTGTTGCGCCCGTTTCCCCTGCCCCGGTTGCGCCAGTTTCTCCTGTCGTTCCAGTGGCTCCTGTTACACCGGTTTCTCCAGTGGTTCCAGTGACTCCGGTCGTTCCCGTGGTGCCTGTTGAACCTGTTGCGCCGGTTGCTCCCGTGACGCCCGTCGCGCCTGTTTCTCCGGTCGTTCCCGTGGCTCCGGTTACCCCGGTTTCTCCAGCGACTCCCGTTACCCCGGTTTCTCCAGTGGCTCCTGTTATTCCAGTCGTTCCCGTGGCTCCTGTTGCGCCGGTTTCTCCAGTTGTTCCAGTAGCTCCTGTTACGCCGGT